GGCATACGAGATAGCGTAGCGTCTCGTGTGCTCGGAGATGTGTATAAGAGACAGGATCCAATACCACGACGGAAAATTTGACGTACTTGTTGTACTTCTTTAGGCAATATGTACTCTTGTGTTTCGGGCATTAGCTGTAAGTGTGCATAGCTTTCTTCAACAGAGTTTTGAGCACGTTGGCGATACTTAACCAAGGCCTGTGTAATAGACATTTCGTAGTGTTCTTTGTCTAATTCAACATCAACGATACCATCTGCTAGGCGCATACGGATATAGTCCGTAATAGCGGCTCGCATACTGTCATTGGTATTACCGTATTCCCAATTGGGGTCTTGTACACCAGGGTAGTCTACATTAGGATTACCATCAAAGGCAATGTGAGCCCCAGATTGTGTTCCAGTAGCTGGATTAAACAGGCTCTTGGCGTCTAGGTTATTGTGGGACAAAAACCCAGTTTCGGCTGTGACATTACTTGCAAAAGGTGTACTCATATATTACTCCATGTACAGTATTTATTACTGGACACGAAGTAATACAGTATCTACGTTAATACGGCCGTTTAGCTTGGTTTCAGTTGCTTTGATATCTTCTAAAAACTTGCGTAGTTGCACTTTACTTGCTTTGGCAAACTCTTTGAGCTTTTCATCAGGTTTACGTAAGGTTTTAGTTACAGATTTAAACGAGTCGAATCCTTCGATGCTAGTACCTTTAACACGTAGCGGTCCTTGTAAACTATCTGCTACATATTTGCCTAGCTTACGAGTTTTAATGTTGTAAACCCACAGCTCAGTTGCACCAATGATGTCTACTGGGTTAATGCTTACTAAACGTAAGACCTTGTCGTCCTTGGCATACTTGAGCTTGCTAACTACTTTTTCTTTGCTTACACTCTTAGGAGCACGGACTTTTTTAGTTGCCTTCTTAACGCCACGATATTGAATAATATCGTTTAAGATTTGATCAATAAAGGCCATAATGCGCTTGTAATCAGCCGCTTTGTAATGACTGTAGCCTTCTGCTAGTTGTTCATCAGCTTTTTCGTATGCTAATGCCAGTTCAGCAAAACGCTTTTGATATAAATCCTCGTATTTGCTTAGTTGAGACTGAGGAACATTGTTAGCCACAAGATACTCATAAGGACTAAACTTGTATTTAGGATTTTTAACAAACTCATCATAATGTCCTTCCAATTCGCCAATGGTATCCGCAGTCTTTTCATTCATGCGGTCTTGGATTGTGGGTTGTACTACCTTAGGTTTGTCGTCTTTAACTTCTACATCAGGGTCAGCAATTTGCTTGCCTAACTCGATTGCCGCACGGATAGCCTTATTAAGATATACCAAATGACGCTCTAGCAATGGCATGCCTTGGCGGTGCGACATAATTAATCCACATGCAGTCATACTAATTGTACGGTCACTGGTTCGCTCAAATAACTTAATATCCTCGGGCTTAAAATCTTTACTGGTTTTCATCCATTCTACTACATATTTCTTAACGTCTTTTTGGCCGAAGAAATAGTTGTAGTAGTAAAAGCTCTTACGCAAAAAATGGTCAAACTCTTCGTCGCTCATTAGCTTGGCACGTTCAGTATCCCACACTGGTTCAACCCCAGTGTACTTTTCATCACCAAAAAGTGCGTTACGGGTAGCTTTTACTTTAGCCTTGATTGATTTGCCGTCTACTTTGATTTTAGCCATAATATTCCTTACGTGTTTTGCTATTATATATTAATTACCTAATTAGGTCAATAAGCTAGCGAAAGTGAGATAACTCTCTAAATGGTCCAATGCTTCACCTAGTTTAGCTTGAAGCTCTTTTAGTTGTACAGTATCTTTGCCTAATCTGCGACAGTTAACCTGTTCCTGACTGATTTCTTTGTTTATATTAGCCGCATTATTCCACATGCGCCTAAGATCACGCTGTAGCTCGGGTTTTAGCATAATTATGCTAAAAAATGCTTGGTCTAAACGGTGCTTATAAGCATTATCCATAATACATTATAGCATTTTGGCCTTTACTGGTCAACAGCGATAAATATGCTAATATAAGGAAGCAAAATGCCACGTTTAAGTTTATGGAAAGACGGTCAACATTCAAACGATTATAAGTTTATGGATCGTCGTATATCTGAAATGTTTACCATTGGCGGTACTGGCATTTTGGTTAACAAGTATTTGGGCACACAGCCGCAAACGGGTAGTACAGATCCTACCATTCCCGATTACCTAAATCAAAGCGAACAAAACATACAAGACTTGCTATGGCAAGAAAATCGAGATCGCAAGTATGATCACGATGTTTACAAAATGCGTGGCATTTACCAACGTGCAGATCAGGACTTTGATCTAAGCCAATTTGGCTTGTTCTTACAAACTGGCACAATCTTTATGGTATTCCATTTACGTGACATGGTTGATATTATTGGTCGTAAGTTAATGGCTGGTGATGTGCTAGAGTTGCAACACTTAAAAGATTACGATGCCCTAGATGGTGACTTGCCTGCGGCACTGAAACGTTACTATGTTGTCAGTGACTGCTCATTTGCATCGGAGGGCTTTAGTCCAACTTGGTGGCCACATTTATGGCGCTGTAAGTTAAATCCTCTAGTAGACAGCCAAGAGTACAAAGATATTATTGATAACATTGCGGCAGGACCCGGTACCGACAGACCAATTAGCGATATTTTAAGTACCTACAACAAATACTTAAACATCATCCAAGCAATCATACAGCAAGCAGAAATTGACGTACCTAAATCAGGCTACGACACTAGCTCAATTTACACCTTAGGCACTAACCCAGATCGCACCGAGGCTGTTGCCGATCCTATTACTGCTGACTATAGTAGTAATGTTGGAATTACTGCTGATAATGTATCTAATACCGCTAACCAAGGTGTTGTAAGTCCATTGAGCAAAGTACAAGGTTACTTAACTGGTGATGGACGTGCTCCGAATGGTCTAGTAACTGGTGCTGGTATTAGTTTCCCAGTAAATCCGGGACTAGGCGAATACTTCTTACGCTTAGACTACTTGCCTAATCGCCTGTTTAGATATGATGGCGGCTTTTGGCGTAAGGTTGAGGATAGTGTACGTACTAACTTAACTCCGGGCGCACAAGATAATAATACTTTACGTGCTGGTTATGTAAATAATACCAACACTTACCAAGATGCTTTAGGTAATACGCACAACGAATTACAACCTTTAAGCAAGATACTAACACCAAAGGCCGACAACTAATGCCAGTTCAATTTAGCTACGACGGACAGATACGTCGATTTGTAATACAGTTTATTAGAATGTGTTCAAACTTTCAAGTTGAGTTTGGACAAAATGCCAATGGCGATAAAACATTACAAACTGTACCAGTTTACTATGGTGATGTTAGTAGACAGGCCGCTATGATACTACGCAATAACAGCGAAAACAGTCTAAGTGCTGTGCCTGCTATGGCTGCTTATATCAGCTCACTAACTTACGACCGTGAACGTGTACAAAATCCTTATCACGAGGGTGCTGTGCGTGTACGCGAACAGATTTATAATCCCGATACACAAGAATACACACAAAGACAAGATGGCATTTATACCATTGAACGACTAATGCCTGCACCGTATAAGTTAACTATGAAGTTAGACATATGGACCAGTAACACAGAACAAAAACATCAGCTGATAGAACAAATGATGCCATTGTTTAACCCAGGGCTAGAAATACAAAATTCAGAAAACTATGCCGACTGGTCAAGTTTAAGTGTTGTACACTTAACAGATGTAGGTTACAGTAGCAGAACTGTGCCCGTAGGTGCCGATGAAAACATTGACGTGGCTAGTTTAACATTTGAAATGCCTATTTGGATCAGCTTGCCGGCTAAAGTTAAGAAAATGGGTGTTGTTGCTGAGATTATTGCCAGCATTTATGACGCACATGGTGATCTAAGCCCAGATGCCATTATTAGCTTAGAAGGCTTATTAAGCCAACAACGCTTTACACCACTAAACTACGAAGTTATGTACGTGGGCAATACCTTGACATTGTATAAACAGTTTGCTGGACAAGTCGGTGATACTGTTACTGGCACTAAAGCTCGTTGGCGCGATGTAGTTAATGTCTACGGTCAACTAAAGAATGGCATTAGCCAAGTCCGTTTACGTTTTACACACGTTGATGGTCCGCACGAAATAGTAGGTACCGTGGCATATGACCCCACAGATGAGTATAATTTACTGTTTACCCCAATAGCCGCAACATTACCTGCCAATACCATGCAGGCAATTACTGCTATTATTGATCCAATGAATGTAGATGTTGACAGTATGTTATTAACACCGGATCCAGGCACAAGATATTTGATCTTAAACCCAATTGGTAGTGACTTAACTTTACCCCCAGTGGCTTGGGCAGGAACTGTAGGTACTAATTTAATTGCCAATGCCAATGACATCATTGAGTACAATGGCAATTATTGGACTGTGAGCTTTGACAGCCGCCAGGAACCTAGTGTACAATATGTAACTAACTTAAATACTACAACACAATATCAATGGACCGGAGAAAGTTGGGTCAAGAGTGTTGAAGGTATGTATTATATAGGCAATTGGAGCCTGGTAATTTAAATGGCAGATCGACATACAGAAGGGGTTGGCGCATTAGTTTACGCCAAGTCCACTAATCGCTATCTTTTCTTATTACGTAATAAGAGTCGCCAGAATGGCCATTGGGGTATTGTGGGCGGCAAAATTGATCCAGGCGAAACTGTAATACAGGCCCTAGTTCGAGAAATACAAGAAGAAATTGGCCAAGACTACAGTAAGAATAAATTTATTCCTTTAGAAACATTTACCGCAGACAATCAAAAG